TCGTCCGTGAGTACTTCGATGAAATCAACAAGGTTACCCTCAAGCATCTGCGCCCTCAATTACTTCCAGGAGTGTTACAATGTACAAGATGAGACCCTTGTTCTTGTTAGGGTCGTAGTAGTTCATACCAGAGACACGCGTCGACTGTTCCTTTTTCTTAGCAACAAGGTGGTCGTTAAGGGCTTTCAGCGCCACGTCACGGTTAAGGAACCACATGGAACCAGCGTGAATGTCAAGCTTAGCCTCAACAAATACCTTGAGGAGGTAGTCTTTTTGCCTCTGAGTGAGGATGTCTATGAACGGAATTAAGTTGTTTGACATTACTTGAACAGCCTACCGCGCTTTTTCTTACCTGTTACACTATACGTCTCACCTGTTTTTACCCCTTTCTTGGTAGGGAGGACCTTGTTATCATTGCGTTTCTTACTGTAATCCTGCACGATTTCTAGGGATTTGTGCAGATCATAGGCTAAAGCAGGGGGAGGATGGCGGAAATCGCTGTGGACAAGGCCGAATCCGGTACCTGCCCTGAACATGTCACGGTATTTCTTCAGTGCAGGGGAAGCATCACTTGCCTTACAGCGCTTGAGGGCAAGGCGGCAAAGCTTGTCAAACATCAGGTCAGAAGTGAGGGGATCGTCCTTCTCATAGTAGGCATAGGACAATAAATGGTACAATCCAAGGATAATCGCCTCAGATTTGATGTCTTCTAGGGACATATCAGCATTATTGAGGAGTTTGACCCGCTCAAGCAGGGCCATAGCCATAGAAGCATGTATCGCCGCCATGGCAGCACGCGCCGCCATCAGAGCCTTCTTAGTTGCAGCTGACGCACGTACTCCTTGACGATCACCCTTGCGTTCTCGAGATGCTTCCTCATTATGTCCGGAGATGCGTATTCTGCCAGCACTCTTGGCCCGTTTGTTTCGCATCTTACTGCGTATCCTTCTCTCGCAGCCATATCAAGGGCTTCTTCATCAATAATAACTTCCTGTGGCATAATGTGTCCTCAAAAAGAAAGCCGAACCTAAATTAATAGGTTCGACTTCTTTGTTTCAAACGCAACGTGGGTTAGTCAAGTACTCGATGGTGTCGCAGTTGTACTTCGGGAACCGGGCACAGCCTGTGACGGCAAGCGCAATCAAGACAAGGACAACGTATTTCATATGTCAACTCCCTTCTGGTTGCACCTACAACATACGTATTCAGTGAATACAGGTCAAGAAACCGTGGTCGGCAGCAATGTGAAGCGCTGCGTACCAGCATCGTCAATAGGTTCGAACCACATTTCAAGCGGGCGGTCCCACTCCTTCTTGTAGACCGAATCGAGTCCACGGTACAGGACCCTCGCCGCTTTGGTCTCAGTGCAGGTAGAAAGGCCCGTCACTTCGTAGACAGCACCCTTGTAGTGGCGGTACTGTGACCCGACGGCCGGTACTACCCCCTGATACTGCGACCACGTGGCGTAGCGCCGTCCGTCGTTGATCTGAGCAAGCACCTGCTCGATGATCCGGTGGCAATACTGGAAGTAACGCTTGACGTCATCCCCCTTGGGGTTTGCACGGATGATGGTCAACCGTGCAATGAACTCGTCTCCCTCGAACAAATCAATGCTGCCAGTGGACAGATCATTGGTAGGGGAGTGATGCTTCGCCTTCATAGTTCATTCCCTTGAGTTCTTCAAACCCTCGAAGGGGTTGAATGTGGGTTGCGGGTCGACTTCGAATTCATAGTCGGTCAGGAGCAATAGTGCGGCTTCAATACCGGCGCTCGCCCCAATGATACTGGCCTCCTTTTCTGCGCAATCACGTAGCTTCGACTCAAGTGCAGACTTGAACATATTGTCCTTGGGGGACTTCTTGTTTTTAAACTTCTTGATGAGGATGTTATAGCGCCGTTTCGACTTTTCATTCTCGCTGATAGCCGCTTTGACCTCCTTAAGTGATTCGGTCAGTATTTCCCGCATCAACTCAACGTAGTCCTTCGTCGGCGCGACCCTCCTGTTGACGACCTCTTCAAACACGTTCATGAGGATCCTGACGGGTTTATCATCAGGAACCTCATCACTCGTGTCGCCGTTTTCATCGTACTTTGTACGACGTTCCGGATCACTGAGAATGTCGTAGGCGCGCTGCACCCGTTCAAACTCAGCACGCTTGGCGTCGTCATTGGGGAACTTGTCAGGGTGACAGTCCTTGACGCGGTTGCGGTAACCAGCCTTGATCGTCTTCAGTTCAGCGGCAAAGGTGACACCAAGAATGTCGTACAAAGTCTCTTTCATGGAAGCGCCTCAAAGATGTGCATAACCGCACCTTGACAGTGAATGGTCGAGACATGTGCGTGGTTCTGGTCGATGTGTTCACCGAGAGCCACAAGCCGGAAGTGCCGGTCAATCTCGTCATCAGGGTTGTCCCTGAAAATTGCGTACAGCCACAATTTCCCGTTGACCTCGATGAGGTTGAGGATTTGAGCATGCTTGGGCATGCGGAGGACCGTCATTGGCCCAAAGGGGATGTGATACTTTTGAATCTGCATTATGAGTCCATCCGCGACGGGGCTTCATCAGTCTTGGAGTCCCTTGTGGCTCCGGTGGCAATGAAATTCTCGAACCGTCTGGCACGGGCAAGTATGTCCGTGGTGTTGCCCTGAGAGATCCCTCCTGAGGCGACAGCTTGGTTGAGGGCTTCAAGGCGGCGGCGCTCTTCAGCGCTTAGCTTGTCTTCATGCATATGCGTAACTCCCTTGGTTTGATTGGCCTTGTAACACTATACGTAGGCCCTAAACGGAATGTTGTTCTTGGTGAGAACATGAGTTATGCTGAGATCAGGCATTCAGGCACACAGGGGTAACATCATGCTTGCAGAGACATCGTATAATAGAAGCATCCGTGAAGACCATGAGAATGCATGGCTTTGCGAAGTGCATAGTATGTGGTCGTTGGGCGTGTTGAGTTTCCAACGCGCTTGGGCGGACATGGTACCTCAGTATAAAGATACCCTGTGTGATTGGGGATCAGGTGATGGCAGGGCGGCTAGGAAGTTTAAAGACAAGCACCTACGCGTTGAGTGCATTGACATTGCAGCGAATGCAAATAAGTATTTCGACGGGGTTGTGCATGTGGCCCCAATCTGGAACCCACCAATAGGAGACAAGCTCTATGTTCTTGGCTATTGTACTGATGTTATGCAGTATGTCCCACCTTCTATGGTTCTACCAACGCTGCGCATTATTAAGCGCCATACCGTTGATGAATGCTGGTTCGCGATCCCATACTACACGAAACCGGTTCCCGGAATAACTACAAGCGGTTTGATCAAGACAAACAGACCCGCGTCGTGGTGGGTTTCCCAATTTGCTGAAGTTTTCCCGAGGTTTCGTTTCTCAAATGAAGAAGATAGATTCATCATTCAGGCATTCTCACAAAGGCTGTAAGGTAAAAGAAACGTCGTGGTGGCACAAGGTCAGACTGTTCCGGCCATTGGTTGTTTTCAGGCGACGTGAGGTTGGGGAAAAACAGTACAGGGAATAAAAGAACCCGCCAAGCACTTCACTTGGCGGGCTTTGTTATCCACGAATGGACTTAGTCGTTTGCCTGTTCGTCAGCAAGCAGGCGGTTCGCCGTTGCAAGCGCACGTTCCAGGATGGAGTTGACCACCTTGTCACGGCTGACGCCATAAGCCTTTTCCAAGTCCTTGACGAGCTTCTGGAGGTCGGTCGGCTCACCCGGTACCGGTGCAGGCGCAGCGACTTCTGGCTCGGGGGTTGCTTCCGCGACGGGGGTTTCAGGCGCCTCGGCTTCATCCTTGGCGGTCTGTGCGACGACTGCTTTCATATTTTCAATCGTTTCGTTGAGAAGGATGTCGCGCTCATCCTCGGCCAATCCGTTCCAGTCCTCAACAGAGAGTCCAGAAGCAGTGTAGGCAGCGGCGACCACGGCACCAAGCTGAACCTCCAATCCCTCGGCGATCTCAATGTTGGCCGGGAGTGTGTTGGAGCCGTTGAGGATTTCGGTTGTTTCATCCGGCTTATCCTTACCCATTTCACTTTCCTTTCAAAAGAAGAGTTGACTTTCGTTGTACACCACAATCCGAACAGCGCCGTGCATTTTATGAGTGAGCAAATGACCGACTTTGTCTGGCACAACCTTTCCACCGACTTTCACGATGGCATCCACTTGATTGAGCACTGCATCAGCCATAACGGCTTGCTGCACTTCATGGCCGTCCATATATACCTTACATTGACGCCATTCTCGAGGGTAGCCGGGGATTACAAAGCTAAGCTCCTCAGCTTCCTTCAATTTCGTAGTTAAACATCCCAACAAGGCAAACCGTAGGATGCGTATGGTAAGCGGTAGATGATGCTCATCACTAGCCAAGGATTGCGCCCCATCTGGCCGGTGCCATGCCACAGTGATTTGCTCTTTATCCGGAATAAGTTCCAATTCACCCCATTCCTTGAGCCAAACCTGTGTCCACCACTCCGCTTTGTCAAAGGTTTCAACAGCGCAGCCAATCACCTCAGCAGCAGCTTGAAACCAAGGTACATCAGGGGTTTGAGTCGCAATGAGGTTTCGGATCGTGGTGATAATCTGAGGTTGTTCTTTCATAGGGCTTCCCGTTATCTTGACAAAACTATGCAATTGATTTTTATATATACGTCCCGTTATAAACCGAGCAGGGGAAACCTCTCATGAAAAATTATGGCAACACCCCCGACGAAGTAGTTGAGGACAAGGTCCTCCGTCGGGCATTCAGTGGTAATGTCATCAAGGCCATCAATAAGGAAAGTCGTACCATCGAGTTCATTATCTCGACCGCCGCTGTTGACCGGTACGGCGATATCATCGAGGTAAATGGTTGGGACCTCAAAAACTACAAAGCCAACCCGGTTGTCCTTTTTGGACACATGTCACACATTCCCCCGATCGGTAAAGCGCTGAAGACTTGGAAGGACACCGACGGCCTTCGCTCGGTCGCCGAGTTCATGCCTGAGGACATCAGCCCGTTTGCTCACAGCATCTTCCGCATGTTTGAAGAGGGTTACCTCCGTGCGGTCAGCGTTGGTTTCAAGCCCCAAAAGTGGGAGCGCATCAACGACGATGAGGACAGCTGGAACGGGTCCTACAAATTCCTGAAACAGGAGCTTCTTGAGTTTTCGGCTGTACCAATTCCGGCCAACCCTGAAGCGCTTGTCGATGCTCGCAAGAAGGGCATTGATACCAGCCCCATCAAATCGTGGGCTGAAGAAATGCTCGACCGTTGGACTGAGACGGCCGATCCGCTGCAAAAGCTTTACGGCGTCGACCGGCAGAAAATGGAGAACGTACGTCGCCGTGCGGCTGGCGCTGGCATGTCTATCCATGTTTCACCAGACGTACAGGATGCACTTATGAAGAAAAATCTCGAATCAATTCGCGCCGCCAAGGCCGCAAAGGAAGCCGCCAAGAACGCCGCCTCCCTTACCATCAAGGGCGTCGAATACAATCTGCCAGCCGTCGACACCGCGAAGCTGAAGCTTGGCACCGTCGAGATGACGAAGGACGAAATCAACAACGAAGTCGTTCTGCATGTTGACAAGGCTGATGACTCGGCCGCATTCGACGTTCTACTCCTTGACGATGATTTCATCTCGGTCGAGGAGCGCGGAGCTGAAGGTGAGGAAAAGGAATTGGTCCTCACCGTGAAGGCTGACAACCCGGTTGACTACATTCTTCTTGGCTTTGACGCTGAGAAGCATCTCGTGTACGGCGTTAAGTCCGTTGCCGATGAGGAGGAAGAGGAGGAGGAATCCTCTGATGACGACTCCGGCGATGACGACGCCGACGAGGGCACCGCTGCTGAGGATGAAGAATCCAAGCAGGGCGAAGAAGGCGACGCCGCTGAAGAAGGCGGAGAAGCTGACACCACCGAGCCGACGGGGACTGAGGCTCATACGCCAACCCATGAAACCAAGGGTGATGAGGAAGAGGAAATCGAAATCGACCTCCCCACCCGCTTGTACATCGTCGAAGAAAACATGACAGAGCTCGAGAACGAGCTGGAAAAGAATGTCGACCAGAAGAAGTCATTGCGCGACACCCGCAAGATGAAGTTCTTGGCCGCATACATGCGTGACCTTGCTGACCTGCTTGACGGCGGCGAAGGCAAGAAGACGGCAACAACCCTCACGGTCAAGGCCGCGCCGGTTGATGACGGGATGTCGCAGGAAGAAGCAGGCGATTACATCAAGGGCTTCGCCAACGACTTGCAGCCATTGCTGATGGAGATGATCAAGTCGAAGATCAGCAAACTTAAGGGACGCCTCGACTAATCGCGGGTACCTTCAATCAGGGCTTGGAAATTGCCCAAACGTTTAGAGGATTGAAATGACAAAACTGGTAAAGGAAGAACTCGACGCGATGATCAAGGCCTCCCTTGGTTCGATCGTGGACGAGGCAATCGGCAAGGCGCTCGCCAATCACGGGCAGTCCTCCGGCGAAGAACCCCCGGTCACCAAGTTTGGCGAAGTCATTCGCCAGCGCAAGTTCGAGATCAAGGCTGACCAGAAGGGCATCGCTGCCGCCCGTATGGTACGTGCCCTTGCTTCCTCGCGTGGTGATATCAACCGTGCCAAGCACTTCATCGACAAGGTCTACAACGACGACCTCGGCGACGAAGTCAAGAAGGCGCTGGTCGCCTCCGAGCTGGAAGCCGGTGGTGCACTCATTGTTCCCGAGTACGCCTCGGAAATCATCGAGCTGCTCCGCTCCAAGACGGTTGTTCGTGCAGCTGGTGCCCGCACCCTGCCCATGAACACCGGCACGCTCACCATCCGCAAACACGTTGCCGGCTCGAGCGCCAGCTACGTTGGTGAGTCCCGCAACATCGGCACCACTCAGCCGGAAACCGGCCAGATCGAACTGACCAGCAAGAAGCTTGCTGCGATTGTTCCGATCTCCAACGACCTGCTGACGTTCACCTCCGGCCCGTCCGCCGACGAATTCGTTCGCGACGACCTGGTCCTGGAAATGTCAATCCGTGAAGACCGCGCGTTCCTCCGGGGCGACGGACTTCAGCACACCCCCAAGGGCTTGCGCTATTGGGCTGTGTCCGGCAACATCGACGCCTCCAACGGCACGACCGCTGCTCAGATCGAGCAGGACTTCAAGGACCTCCTCAACTTCCTTGAAAACGCCGACGTTCGCCTGACCCGTCCCGCATGGTTCATGCACCCCTCGCGGAAGAACCACCTTGCCGTGCTGCGTGAAAGCGCTGGCGGTCAGTTGATCTTCCCGAACCTCAACGGCCCGAGCCCGAACATTTGGGGCTACCCGGTCTACACCTCGACGAGCGTTCCTCAGAACCTCGGCGGCGGCTCGGAATCGGAACTCATCTTCGCTGACATGGCAGAAGCCATCATCGCCGAAGTGACCGGCCTCGCCATTGTGGTTGACCCGTCCGCAAGCTACGTCGACGGCGGCGAACTTCAGTCGGCGTTCAGCCGTGACGAGACCCTGATCCGCGCGATCAGCCGTCACGACTTCGGCGTCCGCCACCGCGAAGCCGTTGCTGTCAAGACGGCCGTTGCTTGGGGCGCTTAATCTAGCGGCCTAAGTTTGGAAGTAATATTTGGGAAGGTCGTGGTGACCTTCCCATAATTTCAAGGAGAAGAGAATGAACGTGGCATTTCAGAGGAACGTCGGTTCCTTCATCAAGCCCGTTGCTGGTCTTGCCGCTCAGACAGTCACCGCTGGTGGTGGTGCTGACGGCGTTGCACAGAACGGCATCACCTTCAACCGTGCGACGCTTGGCGACACCGTCCTGTCGGCCCTGTTTTCGCTCCATGCCGAACTCGCCCTTGGCGCGTCCGACACGGCAACCGTGCTGATTACCTTCCAGGATTCGGCCGACGGCTCCACGTGGGCCACCTACGACGCCGGTCCGCCGGATGACTACGCTGCGGAAGTGACTGCCGTCAATGCTGACGGTCATCACATCTTCACGCGGAAGTGCCAGCTCGGCGGCGCAAAGCAGTACGTCCGTGCTGTCGTTACCGTCACGCTGAGTGCGGCTGCGACCGACACCGCGAAGATCGATGGTCAGTTCATCGTCGGCGGCAGCTACGAACTGCCGATCAGCGAAGCATAATCATACGGCTTGGGCCAGTGCCGATAAACTGGCCCACTTTCACAGGCAGGAAGGAATTTAAATGCTGTTGAAAGTTTCAGATGGTGACGGGGGTTGGGTTCTACTTGATAATGTGGAACACGCTCATTTGACCGCGAAGGTTCATACCGTCAAACACCAGAACGAACTCGAGGCCATCGGCGGACCCGGTGCCCTCAATTTGATTTCCAAGGAAGCTCTTGCCTCTGGCACGAACATCACGGTTGGAGTCATTGAGTTTGTTCGAAACGGAACGTCCAGAAAAGCTTTGTTCACTAACATCGTATATGTTTGTAACGACAAGGGTGACACCCTTGATAAGCTTCTGGTAAATAGGCACCAAGGAGGTAAGTGAAATGTCGGAAGTCGAAGTTGAGAAGAAAGTACGTGTACGGTTCACACGCAGATGCTCGCCCTACACCGTCGGCGAGATAGCGTCGTTCATGCCATTCGTGGCAAACAAGCTGAAGACGGCAGGCGTGTGCGAGTTCATCAAAGGAGATGACGATGGTGACAATCAACCGAATGCTGTCGACGGGGAACGACCCGGCGCGCGCACAGCAGGAACGGCAGAGCCCCGAGCCAAAAAGGACAAGCCCTCAAAAGGACGCGTCCGAGTCAGGTGATGAGCAACGGGCAGGCCCGACCGGCAATCGGGCCATGTCGACCGGTATGTCGCAAGGAAAACCACGATGATTGAAGTCATAGACGCCGCGCCGGACACGTTGCTGACAACCTTGGCAACGGTTAAGTCAATCTTGGGTATCACTGATAACGCTCAGGACGCGAACCTAACCAGTATGATTGGTGCTGCGTCTGACTTCGCTACCCGGTATTGCGGGCGTGAATTTGCCAAGCAGACGATCAAGGAGAGCATTATCGGAAAGGGCATGCCTGAGATACTGCTCTCCTTGACACCAATCATTTCTGTCACCACTGTGGAGTTTGACGACGCTGCCGTCGACGACTGGGTGATGTACGATGACAAGGCTGGCATCATTCAGCGCCGTGCGAAGTTCACGTCGACGCAGTTCCCCTCCGCATCAATTGACTATGCACCTTCCAGCTACGGTGAGAAGCGCTGGCATGTCACCTATGTTGGTGGCTATGTGCTTCCCGGCTGGACGGGTCAGGGTACCCGCACTCTTCCCTATGACCTTGAACGGGCCATCGTGGACATGGTCAAGGCTCAGGTCGCATCTGCCAAGTTCTCAGGCACGATGAAGTCATACAAGATCGGTGACACTTCGATCACTTGGGACACCGGTTCCAGTGAGACCGCAAACGTCAGCGCCCTTGTGCCCAATTCAGCACTTGCTGTTCTCAACTACTACAGAAGGGCGTTCTAATGGACTTCCTTACGTTTGGCCTTTCTCAGCGGCTCACCTACTGGCGCAAGACCGGTATGGACGCTTACAACAAGCCGACCTTCGCTGCACCTACGCAGCTTGATTGTCGTTGGGAAGACCGCGTTGAGAAAATTCAGGACGACACAGGGCAGGACTACGTTGCCCGTTCACGCATCTTTCTTGGCACTGATGTTACAATGGATGATTACCTCTTCCTTGGTGTGTCAGTTGCCACCGACCCGCGCACGGTTTCCCTTGCCCGTAAGGTAAAAGCTTTCAGGAAAACCCCGAGCCTTGATGGCTTGAGTTTTGAAAGGAAGGCTTACCTTTAATGGCACGTAGAGCATTCTTTGCAAAGGGGAAATGGAACGGGGGCAAAGGCAACCGTTCCATTAATGGTATTATCACCGACTATAAAGCTTTCAAGGGTATCGTCGATGCTGAGTGCGAACGCATCATGCAACGCGCCGCCGACATCACCTTGGAACATGTCAAGCCCTATGTGCCGGTTGAAACAGGTGCCTTGCTGGAAAGCGGAAGGGCAACGGTTGTTAAGACCGCCAAGGGTGTTGCTGCGCTTGTTTCATTCGGTGGACCTGATGCGCCGGTCAAGCCGACCAAAAACGCGCCAACCGGGTTTGTCGATTACGCTGTTGTGATCAACTACGATACCAATCGCAATGGTGCCACAGGTGAGCCGTTCTTTCTCGAGACCGGTACCGCTGAGGCACGTGACGAGGTGGATCAGTACATCATGACGGAACTGAGGAAGATACAGCCATGAGCTTTACGTCGGACGTCAAAGGTTTGCTGAAGACTGCCAGCGTTGGTACTGAAGGTGGCGCGGGCAGCGCATGGCCGATCTTCATTGGCTCAGAGCCGGATGGGGATGATGCGACGCATAACTGCATCACCCTCTATGATATGCCGGGGCTTTCCCCAAACCCGAAATGGTTGCTTGATTATCCCCGCATGTTGGCCCGAGTACGGGCCTTGGACTACCCCACCGGCTTTGATAAGGCGGAGGAACTGAAGTCTGCTTTGCTTGGTTTGCCTAGTCAAGACATCAATGGTATAAGGTATGTCGGAATTTGGGTCGTCATCGACACGTATTTCCTTAAGGCAGATGAGCAAGGCAGGAGCATATTCGTTAGTACGTGGCGAGCAATAACCGAACCACCTAGCGGAACACATCGACAACCACTCTGATTTTCACGGAGAGAAAGAATGACAACAGCAAAGCGCGTTCAGGTGTCTGCCGACGACGTCACGTACTACACGCTGCCGGGTAGCAGCGGCGAATGGAACGATGACGCCGAACAGATCGATGATACCATTTTCGGCCAGACCTATTCTTCCACACAGCCGGGTCTGATCACGTGGACCTCTTCCGGTCAAGCCTACTACAAGGGCTTTGCCGGTTACGTCGCGTCGATCAAGCAGACCGGCACGTCGACGTCGATGACTGCTGAAGCAGCCACCCTCGTCAGCGGCAAGACCTACAAAATCACCAATGCCGCCAAGCAGATCTTCGACTACTCCAAGGCATTCACGGTCTTGGACAACGCAGTTGCGGTTTCGGCAGCGAACATCGAGTCCATCGACTACCTGTTCGGTACCGTCACCTTCATCTCGTCTTACACGCC